GCATTAAAGCAAGTTAGTGATAGTGAAACCGATTTAGCCACCAAGGAATTAAAGTTTGCAAAGGATCGATTAGCGGCTGCCCGATTAGACCAAAAATTGAATGGGCAAACCGAGGAAAGCAAAAAGGCAATCAGTGAGGCGGTTATTGCCGTGGCAAATGCAGAAACTGAATTGGCTGCAAAGCGTAGGTTGTTCAATCGTGAGCAAAAGAAATTGGATGAAGAGGAAAAGGCATCGGCAAAAGAAAAGGCAGACAAGGCAAAGGAATATGCCAAAGCCCGAATGGATGCATTGGATAAAATACGTTCATTAGAGCAACAAAATATTTTAGCCTCCATTGCATCGGAAGAGAAACGTGCAATCAAACAAGCGGAATTTGATTTACAAAATGCCAAACGTGAGGTTCAGCGTTCCGAGTTCACGAAAAAGGAAAAGGATAGAATGATTCAGCAATTGGACATTCAACATCAACAGAAATTAACACAGATTGCAATTGATGGGGAAACCAAACGCCAAACTGAATTAAAGGCATTTCAAGAAAAAGCCGCATCCGATGAACAAGCGTTTATTGATTTACAATTCCAAAAGAAACAATTGGAGATTGAACGCACGATTTCGGATGAGAAGAAATTGCAAGAAACTTTATTAAAGTTAGAACAAGAGCGAATACAAAACCAAATCCAAGCGGCAAAAGATGCGGGTAAAGATACAACGGCATTGGAGTTGCAATTATTACAGAATTACAAGGCATATAACAAGTTTAAAAAAGAATCCGATATTGAAACTGCCAAAGCAAAAGTAGCGGCAACAAATTCTGCATTGGATGCCACAAATCAAGCCCTTGGGGGAGTAATTGAATTGGTAGGTGCAGAATCAAAATGGGGTAAAGCATTGGCGGTAACACAAGCCATCATTAATACTTATTTAGGTGCATCCAAGGCAATTGCCGAAGGTGGGGTTGCTGGTCCTATATTAGCCGCTGGTGTTATTGCATCGGGATTGGCACAAGTAAAAGCCATCACGGCACAAAAGTTACCCGATCCCCCAAGTGAATTTGGTGGAGGTGGTGGAGGCGATACCACAAGCGTACCCGCAACGCCATCGTTCGGTCCATCCGTTGGCATCGTAGGTGGTCAGATGAACAACAATGCACAATTAGCACAGGCATTTGGTGGGGTAATGGGTAAGCCAATTAGAGCGTATGCCGTTGGACAAGATATGACATCACAACAATCCTTGGACAGGCATATTTCACAAAATGCAACATTGGGTAAATAATTCGTTATTAAGATAAATGAAGATAGTTGAATTAATATTGGATGAACAACAATTGGCTACGGGCATTGAGGCAATTAGCATTGTTGAATCACCCGCCATTGAATCCAATTTCATTGCCTTAAATTCACACAAGTTGGAGTTTAAAACAATGGATTCCGAAAAGCGTGTGTTGTTAGGTCCTGCATTAATTCCAAACAAGCCAATTTATCGCCATCAAGAATTAAATGGCAAGGAAGAGGAGTTCTACGTTTATTTTTCCAAGGCAACCATAGAAAAAGCATCCCAATTATACATGATGCGTGGCAACCAAGCCAAAACAACCATTGAACACCAATTTGGAGTGGATGGGGCAATCGTGGTTGAAACGTGGTTAAAGGTGGATGAGGTGAATGATAAATCCGTTGCGTATGGGTTCAACGATCCCGTAGGTACATGGTATGTTGCAATGAAGATTGTGAACGATGAGATTTGGAATGACTTTGTTAAAACTGGCAAGGTTAAGGGATTTTCAATTGAGGGATTCTTTGCCGATAAATCAATTCCAGCACAAATGAGCAAGGTGGATGAGGATGAGGTGAAATTAAACGAAATAGTAAATATTTTAAAAGATTATATCAATGGAAAATAAAACATCATTCCATAAGTTTATGGATGCTACCAAAGGGGTAAAGGTTGAAATGGCGTTATTAGACGATTTACTGCAAATTAATATGGAGGCAGGTTCATTATTAGTTGTACAAAGTTTTGTTGGTAGAGCAATAATGCAAGTAGAGAAATCAATGACTATGAATAAAGAGGGGTTGAAAAAAGCCGAAAAAGGATTGGAGGCAGCAAAAGAATTAGGTGAACAAAATAGCATTGATACTTTTACAAGATGGGTAGCATCATTTAAAGAGGATATTAAAAAAGGTGAAAAAATCATTGCATCTCTAAACAAAGTAGAGATTGGATTCTAAAAATACAACACAAAACAAATTAATCGTATAACTAATATGAGCAACGCAAAAGATACCTTGAATCGTGTACTTGATGTACTTGGTTTGGGTAAAGCCGATGCCACTATTGAAGTGGAAATGGCTCAAAAGAAAACAATGGATGGGGAAGTAATATTGGATAGTGAAAACTTTGCAGTAGATGAACCCGTTTTTATTGTAACAGAAGAGGGTAACATTCCCGTACCTTTTGGAACTTACATCCTTGAAGATGGGATGAAAATTGAAGTTGATGACAAAGGTATTATTAAGGAAGTATCTGTTGAGGGCGAAGAAAAAGCCGAAGAGGTAGTTGAGGAAGTTGAGGCAAAAGACATGATTGAAAAAGAAGAAACTGGAATGATGGGTAAAGATTCTATGCCTAAAAAGGTGGTGAAATCTAAAACCGAAATGGAAGAATCTTATTTTTCAAAGATTGAGGCAAGATTATCCGCCATCGAATCTACCAACGAATCATTGAAAGCCGAAAACATTAAGTTGAGTGCAGAAAATGAGGAATTGAAAAAGCAATTGGCAGAAACCCCCGCAGAACACACCAAATTCTCTCCCGAGGCAGAAACCAAACACGAATTGAATTTCAAGATTGGTGCCAAGCGTGAGAAAAACATTAAAGATAGAGTATTCGATTCATTATTTTAAACCTATTAACAACCATAAAAATGAGAAATAAATTTGCATTTAGCGGTCCAACAATCAACCCGAACACCTATGCGGGTTTATTTGCGAACAAATACATCGCAGCCGCCCTTTTGTCGGGTGATACCCTTGCAAAAGAATTGATTACCGTTCACCCCAATGTAGCCTACAAAGAGGTCATTCGTAACTACCAAAATTCCATCGTTATTGCCGATGCAACTTGTGATTTCACAGATTCATCAAGCGTAACTTTGGGCGAATACGTGTTGACCACCGTAGAAAAGCAAGTGAACTTACAATTGTGTAAGAACCAATTGCGTACTACATGGGAGGCAGCACAAGCAGGATTCTCCGCATTTGAGAAATTACCCGCTACTTTTGAAGAGTTCGCATTAGCACAAACAGCCGCAGAGGTTGCACAAGCCGTTGAATTGGGTATTTGGAAAACTACTTTATTCTACAATGGTACTGCCGATGAGGGTATGGTAGGTTATTTGTTGGATAATTCAGCAATTACCGTTACTGCCACTGGCGTTACCACAGGTGCAAACGTAGTTGCACGTTTACAAGCAATGTTGGATGCATCTCCAAGTGCTTTGTATGGCAAAGATGGATACCAATTCTATGTTGGTCCTACAACCATGAAAGCATATCAAGCCGCTTTATCTGCTGGTAACTATAACTTCCAGTTCTATGTTGGTGAAAAGCCAATGAACTTCCAAGGTATTCCCGTTACAATGTGTCCAGGATTAAACGATTCTGATTGCGTATTGGGATTGAAGAGCGATTTGCACTTCGGTACAGGTTTGTTGAGCGATTACAACCAAGTTAAATTCATTGATATGAGCGATATTGACGGATCACAGAACGTGCGTATCATCATGCGTTTCACTGGTGGTTTGATTGCTACTAACCCAACACAACAAGTAGTATTAAACATCTCCTAATAAACAAATAATTTAAAATGTAAAGGGGCGGGGTTTACAAAAATGCCCTGCCCTTTTATTTTAGTTTAAACACCAAAAAATAAAATAAAAATGTCTTGTAATACTTTAGCAAACAGATACGAACCATGTAAACAATTTGTCGGTGGTATTCGTGGTGCCTTTTTTGTGCCTTACGTTTTCTCAAACGTAGTAACCAAGGATGCAAGTGGATTAGTAACATCCATCAACAATGGTGCAACGCCTACCCCCGTTAACGTAACTGGATGGTTCTGGGAACTTAAAGGTTTGTCAACCTTGGAAGTAGCCCCAACAAGTAGCCGTGATAACGGGAATACTATGTACACCCAAACATTCACTTTGTCTTTTAAACCAAGTGGCGTTACTCCTAATAGTGGCGATTTGGATATGGACACCGTGAATACCCTTTCCCAAGGAAGATGGAGAATTATCATTTGGGATAGAAACGACCAATTTTGGTTGTTAGGTTCTGATGAGGGATGCGATTCCACTGGTGGTACATTGTCATGGGGTACACAAATGGGCGATGCTCGTTTGAACACCTTAACCTTTATCGGTAGCGAAACTTTACCCCCTGCCCCCGTAGATGCGGAAACCTATGCAGAGGTGTTAACCGTTATCACCGTACCCGCTTAATTTCGGTTTTCGTTCATAGATTGAAAGCCCCTGCCCATGTGGTGGGGGTTTTTGTTTTACAACGAATTTGCATTATTGCGTTAATAAGATAGATGGTAATTAATTTAGGCACAACATCTATTTCATTTTATCCGTTTGTTTCCTTTGAATCGGTTACAAGTGGTGGTGAAACGTCTTATTTAGTTACCCAAAACGATTTTTACATTATAACCCAAGATGGTAATAAATTGATTACTGCCGAGGGTAGTTCGTTTGTTAATGTGGAAGTGTGGCATAAGAATACCAAAGTTATGGTATCCGACTTGAAACAACCCGTTGAAGTTGGTAGCCGTATAAGCGTGGATTTACCATCATTAACACCCATTGCAGACGTTGCACAAAATTTGGATGTGGTATTAATCCGCATTTATAATTTAGATACGTTGTTGTGGGAGTATTTGGCTACATGGTCCGATGAATCCACAAACATCAATAAGACATTTAAACACTGGGATACAACAAGTAATATTAGCCCCGAATGGATAACCCTATAAAAGATAATAAGAATTTCCAATTTATGGCGTTAGCGTCATATACTGCCCCCGCAATTGTGGAGCATAAGAACAAAAATTGGGTTGAATATGGTGAGGACAATGATTATTACCAATATTTAATTGATTTGTACCATGGTAGCCCTACCAATAACGCAGCCATTAAAGGTATTGCGGATATGGTGTATGGATTGGGTTTAGAGGTGGTAAAAGGGGATAGGCATTTACAAGGTTACATCGAGTTTAAAAAACTATTTAGCCCCGATTGTATTCGTGCAGTTACCTTGGATTTAAAAATGTTGGGGCAGTATGCTTTACACATCGTTAAATCAAAGGATAAGAAAAAGTATGTTAAAGTAAGCCATTGGGCAATACAAACACTACGCCCCGAACGTGCCAATGAGCATGGTGAAATTGAGGGTTATTATTTTTGTGCCGATTGGTCAAAATTAAAGCGTGGGCAACAACCTAAGCGATTCGCTGCCTTTGGATTTGATGAAACTGAAAACGAATGTATCTTGGTGGTTAAACCCTATTCAACGGGATCGTACTACTTTGCCCCCGTGGATTATCAAGGTGGAACGCAATGGGCGGATTTAGAATGCGAGATTGGTAACTACCATATTAACAATATCAAGAATGGTTTAGCCCCATCCATGTTAATCAATTTTAACAATGGGCAACCACCCGAGGAAGTACGGAATGCAATAGAGGGACAAATTACTGCTAAATGGGGCGGTTCTTCCAATGCAGGTCGTGCAATTATAAGTTTTAACGATTCAAAAGATACGGCAACGGAAATAACGCCCGTTCAATTAAGCGATGCTCATAATCAGTACGAATTCCTATCAAGGGAATCCACCCAGAAGATAATGTTAGCCCATCGTATTGTTTCCCCGATGTTGTTGGGTATTAAAGACAATACAGGACTTGGGAATAATGCGGATGAGTTAAAAAGTGCCTCCATCCTATTTGACAACATTGTAATACGACCCTTTCAACGATTAATTATTGAGGGAGTGGAAAAGGTATTACATGCCAATGGTATTTCCTTGGAGTTGTATTTTAGGACCTTGCAACCATTGGAATTTACGGATTTAAGTGGTAAGGCAGTTACCGAGGAAGTAGCCGAACAAGAGATGGGATTTTCTTCCCAAAAAAAAAAGATTGATTTGGTAAAACCCAATGCGGGTGAATCCAAAGACGATTTCATTGGGCGTTGTATTTCCGTGGTAGTTGGCGAGGGTAAAGAACAAGACCAAGCCGCTGCAATATGTTATAATTATTGGGAGGGTTCAAAGGTAGAATTAGAATCCTATACCGATTATCCCGAGGGTGCAAAAAACAACGCCAAACGTGCGTTAGAATGGGCAGAGAAACATGGTTGGGGTGATTGTGGTACGCCCGTAGGTAAGCAACGTGCCAACCAATTGGCAAAGGGTGAACCAATAAGCCGTGATACCATTGCCCGAATGGCGGCATTTCGAAGACACCAACAAAACAAAGATGTACCATATTCGGAAGGGTGTGGTGGATTGATGTGGGATGCATGGGGTGGCGATGCGGGAATCCGTTGGGCAGAAAGCAAGTTAAAAGAAATAGACGCTAAATTATCGGAAGAAAAAGCCCCTGAGTTTACCCATGAGGATGAACACATGTGGTTGGAATATTTAAAGGATAAAGGTGAGGTTATCAATGAAGATTTGTGGGAGTTGGTGGACGAATCCCCCGTGGACGATCCTGATGGGGAAATGCAATTAAATCGCCACGAATTTTTCAGACGATTTGCAAACCCCGATGAGAAATCCAAAGACGATAAAGGTATTTATTTGATGCGTTATCGTTATAGCCCGTTGCGGACCCAAGAGAATAGCCGCATATTTTGCAAAGACATGGTGGCAAATGCCAAATTGGGGGTAGTGTATAGGCGTGAGGATATTGATAATATGGGATTTGATGGCATCAATGGACAATTTGCACCACAAGGTAAATCCACTTATTCCATTTGGAAATACAAGGGGGGTGTATATTGTAAGCACCAATGGTTCAGATTGACTTACAGACGTAAGAAAATCAATGGTAAGGTAATACCATTAACGCCCGAAGAAAAGGCATCCAACATGCGGGATATTGAGGATAACTACGATAGAGTATCTTCACAAAGTGCAGATAGAGCGGGAGTACCATTTGCCCCACCAAATTGGGATGTAGCCAGTGTAAAAACAAATGATTTACCAAATAGAGGTTCACTTAAAAACAGATAAATACAATGTACGCAAACGATGACGTTTTATTGATTACCAAGGATGACTTATTCAAGTACACCCAATTGAGTGGTAATTTTGATATTGATAAAATAACCCCATTCATAAAGGTGGCACAAGATATTGAGGTACAACAATTATTGGGTACGGTTCTTTATCGTAAAATCCTAACCGATGTGCAAGATGGAGTTTTGGCGGGTAATTATTTAACACTTGTAAGTGAATACGTGCAACCCATGTTGATTCATTATTCCATGGCAGATTTATTGTTATTTCATGGGTATGAGGTAAGCAATGCGGGAATCGTGCGTAATTCGCCAGAGGGTACACAATTACCATCGGAGAATGAAATCAATACATTGGTAGAACGCACCCGAGCCACTGCCGATACATACCGAAGAAGATTGGTAGATTATTTATCCTATTATCCGCAGTTATTCCCCGAGTACACGGCTAACCAAAACAACGGACAATATCCAACATCTTATCCAACAAACTACACTGGATGGAATCTAATGTAAAAAAAACGTACCAACCTAAACCAGCCAAGGTTGAAAAGTTGAAAACGTACATGGAGGCGATTAAAGGCAATACAAGTATCAAGTGTGAACTATTTGCCAAGACGATAAAGATAATCGCCCTAATGGTCTTATTTCAATCGTGTGGGGCAGAATATCATTTGAAACAAGCGTGTAAAAAGCAACCAAGCCTATGCGAACAGAAAGTGAAGATAGATACATTCATTGTACACGATTCAATTTACTTTTATGATACGTTTGCGACCAAAGAGATTGACACTATCACCATTGACACGGGTTCTATTAGGGTTAAGGTTGTACGCCATTACAATAAAATCAAAGTCCTAATTAAACAAAAACCCGATACGATACGAGTTACAAAAACCATTACCCTACCACCCAAGTACATTGAAAAAGAAAAGGAGGCATGGGGCAATGCCCATTGGGTATTTTTTGGGATAGGGTTATTATTGGTATTGGGATTATTCTATAAAATCCTCAATTAGAACAAATAGTTTAAAAAGCGTTTAATAAGTATGACAAAAGCATGGGTTACACCATCCCGTTCAAGCCCAAAACCAGGGGGCAATCGTGCGTGTTTATGCAAGAACGGCAAGTATTCACGGAAGTGTTGTGATGGTAGTTTACAAGCACAAGGCGTGGGAAGTGTAACGGGCGTACAAGTACAAAATTAATATTATGGCAGACGTAAAAATAACCGATTTAACGGCAATAAGCACCATCGCATCAACGGACGTATTACCCATTGTTGATGTAGGGGATGATATAACAAAAAAAATCAGCATTTCACAAATCGCATCCCAAGCCCCAGTACAATCCGTGGCGGGTAAAACGGGTGTGGTTACATTGGCGGCAAGTGATATCGGATCGGGTACGGTGGACAATACCGAATATGGATACCTCAATGGGGTAACATCTTCCATCCAAACCCAATTAAATTCTAAACAAGGAACTTTAACACTAACCACCACGGGTTCAAGTGGTGCGGCTACGTTGGTGGGCGATACATTAAACATCCCACAATATAGCGGTGGCGGTAGCATACCCGATGGCGATAAAGGTGATATCACGGTAAGTTCAAGTGGTGCAGTATGGACAATTGACAATTCAGCGGTTACCAACGCAAAGGTGGCTACTGGGATTGATGCTGCAAAAATTGCCGATGGTACGGTAAGCAATGCGGAGTTTCAGTATATTGGTGGGTTAACAAGCGATGCACAAACGCAGATTAATGCCAAACAAGATACCCTTGTAAGCGGTACTAACATCAAGACCATAAATTCTACAAGCGTATTAGGTAGCGGAAATATCAGCGTAGCCCCTGCAAGTGGAATAAATGCAACTGCAATTGGAACGGGTAGCGTTGATAATACAGAGTTTGGCTATTTGGATGGAGTTACCTCAGCGATTCAAACACAGATTGACGCTAAACAAGCAACTATTACGGGTGCAGCCACAACCATTACCACATCGAATTTGACTGCATCAAGAGCCGTTATTTCAAACGCTACGGGCAAAGTTGCAGTAAGTGCCACAACCGATACAGAATTAGGGTATTTGAGCGGAGTTACATCGGCAGTACAAACGCAAATCGATAGCAAACAAGCCACAATTACGGGCGGTGCGACTACAATTGTAAGTTCAAACCTAACTGCATCAAGAGCATTAGCGTCCGATGGTAGTGGTAAAGTGGCAGTTAGTTCAGTTACATCTACCGAGTTGGGATATGTAAGCGGTGTAACAAGTGCGATTCAAACGCAGATTGATGCCAAAACCAATAAACTTATTACGGCTAACCGACAAACTGCATCTTACACATTAGTTGCAGGTGATGCCGATAAGTTGGTGGAAATGAATGTTGCAAGTGCTAACAATTTAACCGTACCCGCATCAACATTCTCAACAGGTACACAGATATTATTGGCACAATACGGAGCAGGACAAACCACTATCGTTGCAGGTAGTGGAATGACAATAAGAAGTAATGGTGGTAAATTGAAGTTATCTGCACAATATAGCGGTGCAACATTGGTATTTATAAGTGGAACAGAAGCCTACCTTTTTGGGGATATAGCGTCATGATAATAGCAACACACGGGATAATTGCATCGCAGATTGCATCATTTACAGGGTTGCTTGATTTATACCCATCGGCTGCGGCTGCTTATTCATTGAGAAAATTACGAAGTGCTTATACTGGTTCTGCTATTCGTGTTCGTAGGTCAAGTGATAACACTGAGCAAGACATAGGATTTAGCGTCTTAGGTGGATTAGATACATCTTCATTAACTTCATTTTGCGGAAGTGGGAATGGGTTTGTAACAACTTGGTATGACCAAAGCGGAAACGGGTTAAATGCAACACAAACAACGGCAGCGAATCAACCGCAAATTGTAAGTAGTGGTAGTATTTTTGTCGATTCTAACGGTAAGCCAAGAATACGGGGATATCAGAGTAATACTACAAATTTACGAGTTTCATTTTCAGGTAGTCAGCCCTATACTGTTTTTGGCGTTGTTAACTATACATCATTATCAACGCCAGTTTCTTACCCATATGCACTTGATATGAATAGTATTAATAATGCAGTAGCTATTGGTTGGTATCTTGGATATCCAAGAATTAATGCAGGTACAAGTTTATATAGTACAACAAGCATTTCAATTAATACAAATTATTTAACATATAGTTTATTGAATTCAACTAATTCTGTAATTGGTATAAATAACAATTTAACATCAGGTAATGCAGGTACATTAAATCCAGATATTATTGTAATGTTTAATGCTAAAGGAAACGACGCTGCTTTTAATGGGTATCTTTCAGAAGTAATTATCTACAATAGCAATCAATCATCTAACAGAACAGGAATATCAACTAACATAAACTCATACTATGCCATTTATTAACGGATATCAATACACCACAGAACAAGATGCAATCAACGCCCGTGAGGCGTGTGATGCTTACTATGGTATTCCTGTTTCTCCCGATGATGTAACTCAAAATTGGGTTGATTATCAGTTTGCTGAGTTAAATAATCCGCAGTTTTGGTATATTATATTTGACGAATCATTAACGCCAATTTTAGGACAGCCAACAGAATTTGAAGTAATACAACCGAATCCATTTGAATCATGACAATAAAAAAAGATATAGGCGAATTGATATTGGTATGGGTAGGCGTTGCCACGTCATTCATTACCCCATTCTTACCATTATTACAATTCATTGCCGTGATATTAGCCATTGCCGTTTCCATTAAATCTTTATTGCGTAAAAATGGCAAAAGCAAGTAAATCCACCCCATCCACATTTAGGCGTAAACCTAAAAAGAAATTGGGTAGGCATACCAAGCATATTAATAAACATAAGTCATGCAAACCAAGCAGAGGACAAGGGTGAAATTAAAACCATATTTTAGCCCAACGCCCAAGAGAATTAGAATCTTTGGAGATTCATTAGCAGCCGCCTCAATAATGGTTGCGGGGTTTAATATGGATCACCCACCCGTAATGATTGGTTGTGCCATCGCTGGGGGATTGGGTAAGTTTCTATCCAACTTTTTTACCATAGAAAACAATGAAAACTAAACAAATTACATTCCGTGGGTACTACCATGAATCCACTACCAAGAACCAAGTATATTTACACCATACTGCGGGTAATAACAATGCCGAACAAGTATTCCAGTGGTGGGAATCTACCCCCGTTAAGGTTGCAACATGCGTTGTGATCAATGACAAGGGAGAGATTGTACAAGGGTTTGGCAGTCAATATTGGGCGTATCATTTAGGTTTAACCAACGATGTATTCAAAAAGAACGGTTGTAATTTTATCCCATTGGATAAATCAAGTATTGGCATTGAAATATGTAATTGGGGGCAATTAACCAAGAAAGGCGATAAGTTCTATAATTATGTGGGCAAGGAAGTAAAAGCCGATGAGGTATGCACATTGGATAAGCCATTCAAAGGGTTTAAGTATTTCCATGATTACACCGATGCACAGATTCAAGCCGTAAAGGCATTATTAGAGCATTGGGGGCAGAAATACGGCATTGACCT